GGCACCGGCGACGAGAGCAATCATTTGATCATCAGTGAGATTGAATGGGTTCTTGCTTTCTGGAGCCTTTTGCTCTTGTTGTGGCATAGCATAACTACCCTGAGGTTGTGGAGCGGTCATTTGTGGCATCATGCCTTGCATTTTGGGCTCATCCATCATCATTGGTGGTTCCATCATGATATCGTTAATTGGAGTAGAGTCCATCGTCTGTTTATTTTGACTCACATTTTTTTCGTGTTGTGAAAACGCTTCGTGATTTGGTGACGCTTGTTGTGAATTATTCACAAAAGTTGTTGTTGGATTGTCATTCAATGATACCATACCATCACCATTATCCGACAAATTCAATGTACTTATATCGCTAGACATTTAGTATAGTGTTATGTTTTTGAAAAATCTGAGTGACGCACTCGTAATAACAAAAAACCTCATATAATTTTAGATGTATGAGGTATCTTGGGTGTCTACTTTAAAATAACCAATCTATATTATTTGGTTTTTGTAATTTTAAGTTTAGTTTTTTTAGTAGCGTTTTTAGCATCTTCTTCTTTTTGATCTAAATATCTAGGGTTGTACATCTTTTTATGAAGTTGCCATAAGTTTGGACTACCCACACGAAACCCCTTTCTAACCGTGGCTTTATACCAAAATACACAATCAGTAATCTTATTAGATTTAACAGTGTTATCTAATACGAGACATTCATAGTTTTCTGTGCATGCATCCATCACTTTATTGAACATATCAAATGTCGGAAAAATACCAAAGAATGATTTATAGAGTTTTTCTCTATTCTGTATAATGTTTTCCCTGAGTATAAACACGTAGTCTACATTTGCACGCAAAGCTGGTGGGAGATCCATTACATACTGCATTGTCAACATGAAAAAGATGTTATAGTGTCTACCATTCATAAAACATTGTCGAATGCAGGTATCTTTTAAGAACTTGCTGTCATACATACAATCATCAAGAAGCATAAAAGCCCCGTTGTATGGATTTTTGCCTTTTGTACCTACTATTTTTCGCTGTCTGGATATTACTCTCTCAATAGCATCCCTGTCATACTCACCATAAACAAAGAGGTCTGGAATAAACTCACCATAGAAGTGATTCCCTTCCTCTGTACCTGATAGGACAATCCCCGCTGGAATATGTTTTTTATGATACATTATGTCTTTGACTAGAGTAGATTTCCCTGTGTTTCGCTTACCTATAAAGACACATACCCGATCGTCGCTCATGGTTTCGGGTTTGAATTTCTTCAATTGAAGATTCATTCTACTCTAGTGTCCCGTTTTATTTAACAAAATTTTACTCACATAATGTAGGAATGTCAGGTCGTTTAAGACTTGCTGCCACTGGAGTCCAAGATCAATGGCTAACAGGAGATCCACAATTTTCATATTTCCTGATGAAATACAAAAGACACACAAAGTTTGCCATAGATTATGTAGAAAGTCAGTTTGACGGAGAACTCGATTTTGGGCAGGTGATAGAATGCAGAATACCAAATGATAAAGGGGATTTAGTTAAGAACTTGACCTTGAAGGTTACTTTAAATGATCCAACACCGGATACACCTGGACAAAATGATACTTTCTGGTCACCATCAGTCATATCCCACATGATTGAATACGCTGAACTCCTTATCGGTGGACAAACTATAGAGCGTATAACGGGGGAATACATCTATATGCATCAACAACTTCATAATACAGATGATGATATAGATCAAACTTTATATTTTTTGAATGGTCATGGTAATATTCTTACATACAGTGGTGAATACAATTACTTTATTGATTTACCATTTTACTTTCACAGACATCCATCTTTAGCTATACCAACTTGTGCATTAACTAAACAACTTGTTGAAGTCAGAATAAAAACAAGACCACTTACTGAACTCATATTTGGTGGAGCTCCTGTGGGTGTGCAGGGTTCTATAAGAAAAATATCAATCGATACAGAATTTGTATTGGTAACCCCAGATGAAAGAAACTTTTTGATGTCCAGACCAATTGAATATGTCATAACACAACTTCAAATGTCTCAGTTTGTAATGAAAGCTGGTCAGAACAAAAGATCTGTAATGTTAAATTTTTCACACCCAGTAAAAGAACTTTACTTTGTTTCTCAATCAGAAGAAGCGGTTCGAGACAATGACCCAAATTATTACAATGAAATCAAAAATGTTGAACTGAGATTTAATGATCAGGTTGTTTTCAATAGAAGTTCTAAATTTCTTACATATGAACAATCTTTTAAACACCATGTAAACTCACCATCTGCCGCAAACTTAGCCAAGTTTGGTATGTATAGCTTTTCACTGGAACCAGAAAATTATTACCCAACTGGTCAGGTTAATATGAGTAGAATTGTACATAAATTAATCACAATTGAAATAGAACCTATAAATGATGTAGATGATAACAATACTCGTATATACGCAAAAAATTACAATATCCTTAGAATTGAAAGTGGATTAGCCGGTTTAAAATTTTAGAATGTTATAATAGTAATGGCTGGTCGTATTCAGTTGGAATCATCTGGTCTCCAAGACAGATTCTTTACAGTTGATCCAGAATATACACATTTCTTGAAAAGTTTTAAAAAACATTCAAACTTTTCAATACAATATGTTGATTTATCTCCGGAGAATGAAGCAGACTTTGGTAAGACTGTGAAGTTTAAAATACCACAAAATCAAGGTGACTTGTTGAGAACTGTCAGTGTGAAAGTTACTTTACCCGAAATAGGAACATCTTTGATGGGTTATGTAGATTCTGTTGGTCATGCATTAATCGAATACGCTGATATCATTATAGGTGATACAGTGGTTCAAAGATTGACAAGTGATTACTTGCAGATTTATTCCGAGCATTTTGTTACACAGACAAAGCAAAAAGCACTTGAAGAACTTGTTGGGAAATATTCCGAACGTGTAGCTAGCACCCGTGTGTCAGACAAAGAAATATTGTGTCATCTAGGTGCATCTCAGAGTGAAGTTGATTACTTTATTGATTTGCCATTCTACTTCTACAATAACCCAGAACTTGCAATACCCCTATGTGCTATAACAAAACAAGAAGTTGAAATTGAAATTAAGCTCAGGAATTATCAGGATTTGATTGTAAAAGGTGACGGTACATATGTTGATATTGCACCAGAAGTCTTAAATATTAAGAATTTTGAACTATGCCTCGAAACAATCTTTTTAGATCCATGTGAACGAATAAAGATTATGAAAACCAAGAAAGATTATATCATTACACAAAATCAACAAGAAGTATTTGATGTTGCACAGGATATAAATTCCGCTTCATTTAAACTTCAATTTGTAAATCCAGTAAAAGAACTGTATTTTGTTATTCAAAGACAAGGTTCGGTTGGTACAGGCGAAGGAGAATTTGTAACACCATTTGATTACGACAATACTTTACAAATATCTAATGGAAAGCTTGTACTTTACGAAAATCTTGATTATCTTACACTTGACCTTGATGGACAACCAATAATTACAGAAGATACAGGTAATGTTATATTTTTAAAAGCAATTCAGGGTGGTATTCACCATTCAAAAACACAACTTTTAAGAAGATTCTACTCGTACAGTTTTGCCCTTGAACCAGAAAAGTGGTACCCAACTGGACAGGTCAATTTCAGTTTAGTAAAAGAACAAATATTAAACCTAAGTTTAACTCCATGCACGGATTATCCAAGACAAATCAGAGTCTACGCCATAAGCTACAACATTCTTCGTGTGAGTGAGGGAACTGCCAAAACTCTTTTTAACGACAATTAATAAAAGATGATGAAAACCGGTTTTGGTGAATCTTCGGGTGCTTATGAAGAAGCTCAACAAGAGGCTCTTATTGGTATTCTGATTCCAGTACTTGAAAGAAGCATGATATTGGCGGCAGAATATTCAAAGGCATGTGGTCGTGATACAGTACTTGGTGAAGATATGGAATACGCCATCAAGTATTGTGTGATGTACACAGTTGGACAGAACATTGGATC